CGATTTATTTATAATAACACAAAATAAAAAATATGGCAAGAAGTTTGAGAGTAGTGTTTTTATTATGAATAAGAAAATAGGAAGACCAACAAAGCGTGATACAAGTAAATCTGAAAAGCTGAATATAAGACTGACAAAGGAAGATAAACAGCTTATACAAGATTGTGCAGATAGGATGAATATATCTAAATCTGATGTTATTGTAAAGGCTATAGAGCTTTTAAATCAAACCGTTATGTGATTACATAGCGGTTTTTTAATGCAAATTATTGAAAGGTGGTGATGTATTTGTCAATTAAATTGACGCTTAAACAGAAGAAATTTGCTGATGAATATATCATCAGTGGGAATGCTACAGAAAGTTATTTAAAATCCTATGCAAAACAATCTCGTGTAAGTGCTGAAGCAAATGCAAGAAAATTGCTCGGAAATTACTCGGTAAAAACCTATATACAAGAAAGATTAAAAGAAATTGATGATAAAAAGATAGCTGATCAAAAAGAAGTTTTAGAAAGACTTACTAAATTTGGTCGAAGAGAAGAATTTGAAAGTGTTGTTGTAATGGTAGATAAAGCTACATTTGATGATAAAGGAAAATTTGTAGGTATTGAGAAAAAACCTGAAATAGTGAAAATTCCAACACCGAGCAAAGATACTATAAAAGCATTGGAACTTCTTGGAAAGAGATATAGGATTTTCTCTGAGAAGTCTGAAGTCGAAGAGGAGCAACTGGATAAATTAGATAAGATACTTGGGGCGATTGATGATGCAGCTAAGTGATAAACAAAAAGAGTTTTGGAATAACTGTAATTGCCGTTGGAATATCAAGACAGGGGCTACAAGGTCGGGGAAAACATATCTTGATTATTATATCATCCCAAAAAGAATAAGAGCCTGTAAAGGTAACGGATTGATTGTCTTACTCGGAAACACGCAAGGAACTATTGAAAGAAATGTCCTTGAACCAATGCGAAGTATTTGGGGCTCTCTTGTCGGTACTATATCATCAAATAACAAAGCTAAGTTATTTGGTCGTGATGTATATGTGCTTGGTGCTGATAAGAAAAATCAGGTTTCAAGAATACAAGGTGCAGGAATTGAGTATTGTTATGGTGATGAGATAACGACGTGGTCGCAAGATGTATTTCAAATGCTTAAATCAAGGCTTGATAAGCCTAATTCGTGCTTTGACGGTACTTGCAATCCCGATAGTCCTAATCACTGGTTTAAGGAGTTTTTAGACAGTAAGGCGAATATATATCATCAGCATTATACGATAGATGATAATCCGTTTTTGACTGATGAATTTGTAACTGCATTGAAACAAGAGTATTATGGGACTGTCTATTATAATCGTTTTATTCTTGGTCAATGGGTAAGAGCTGAGGGAGCAATATATAAACTGTTTGCGGGTAGTCCTGATAGATATTTTATATCTTTTGAAGAATTAAAACGTAAGAAAATACAAATGATTAATGTTGGTGTGGATTTTGGCGGTAATTTATCTAAACATGCCTTTGTTGCTACAGGGATTACAAATGATTATGAAGTTATTGTTTTGGTGTCGGAAAGGCATGATGCTGATACAGATTCTGATAAGCTTAGTATGCTTTTTATTGATTTTATTAAACGTGTATTTGATATGTACAGAAATATCGATACTATTTATTGCGACAGTGCTGAGCAAGTGCTTATAAGAACACTTAAAAAAGCTTTGTATGATAATGGTTTTAATATAAGTGTTAGGAATGCAAGTAAAATTGAAATAGTTGATAGAATTAGACTTGTTGCGGGGCTTATTTCTCGAAACAAGTTTTTTTATACCCTAAATGCTGATACAGTCAAGGACGCATTAACTAATGCAGTATGGGATGAGACGAAGATTAAGACAGTAAGACTTGACGACGGTTCGTCTGATATAGATACACTTGACGCTATGGAGTACAGTATTGAGAGATACGCTAAAAGGTTGGTGAGTATGTAGATGTGGTTGTTTGATTTTTTTAAAAAGGTGGTGAAAGGTCTGTTTAGTAAAGATAATGTAAAAGACGCTTTAAATGTAGATATTAATATTTCAAATAAGATGGCAAATGCAATTAAGCTATGGACTAAGATGTACGAGGGTAAAGCTGATTGGGTAAAGAAAGATGTTTATTCTTTATCACTCCCCTGCTCTATTGCAGCTGAACTTGCAAGGCTGACTACAATCGAGATGAAATCTGAAATAGTAGGAAGTGAGAGAGCTGAGTTTATGAATGAGGCTTATCAAAACCTTATGGACAATATAAGAATACACCTTGAATATGCACTTGCTAAAGGCTCTATGGCTTTTAAGCCTTTCATATCAGATGGCAAGATTGCTATCGATTGTGTGCAGGCTGATATGATATATCCTATTGAATTTAATAGCTTTGGCGAGCTTATATCTTGTATTTTTGTTGATAGATTCACCAAGAACGAAAAGACTTATACAAGATTGGAATATCATAGCTTTGAAAATGACAAATGTACAATAATCAATAAGGCTTATATGAATGAGTATGGATCTGATATATTAGGCTCTGAGATAAAGCTTGAATCTGTGAACAGGTGGAAAGATATTGAGCGTGAGATAACTATAGATAATCTTACGAAGCCTTTATTTTCGTATTTTAAAGTGCCTATGGCTAATACTATTGAAAGTAATAGTGATATCGGTGCATCTGTCTTTTCTAAGGCTGTTGATTTGATTAAAAAAGCTGATGAACAGTATTCAAGGATAGTGTGGGAGTACAAGGGCAGTGAGCTTGCTGTTGATATCGATGAAAACTGCTATAAGAATAATAATGAATTGCCTGAATATTCTGATAGACTTTTTAGAAAATTAGATATTCAAGGTAGAACTAATGACTTTTATTCTGTCTTTTCTCCTGCCATTCGTGACAGTTCACTTTTCAATGGGCTTAATAAGCTGTTACAAAGGATTGAATTTGCTTGCGGGTTAGCTTATGGCACTTTATCAGATGTACAGGAAACGGCAAAAACTGCTACTGAGATAATATCATCAAAGCAAAGGTCATATGCTACTGTATCTGATATTCAAAAGTCGCTTAAATCTACACTTGAAAATCTGATAATATCTATGGATGATTTGTGTAGCTTATATAACTTAGTCGGTCAAGGTGAGTATGAAGTAAGCTTTGAGTTTGATGATAGCCTAATAGTCGATAGTGGAGCAGACCAAGCTATAATGCTACAAGAAGTGGCAGCGGGGATAATCAAGCCTGAAATATATTTGATGAGAAGATATGGACTTACTGAAGAACAGTGCAAAGATTATATGCCTGTTGAAACTGTCAAAAAAGAACCTGATGATATTGATGAGGAGTGATAGAAAATGCTAACTCCTGATGAGCTTAAAATCGTGCCGGACAATATCGTAAAGATATATCAGGATTTGGAAGATGATATTATTTCTGATATTGCAAGACGATTACAAAAAGCTGGAGAAATAACGGATACCGCAGATTGGCAGATGTATATGCTTTCTAATATGGGAAATGACCTTGACGAGATAAAAAGCAAGATAGCAAAGACTAATAAAATGAGTAAGGATGAAGTTGATAAGCTATTTATAAATGCTACTGATAGAAGTATGTATTATGAAAATATAGCTTATAAAAGAGCGGGCAAAAAGACACTTAGCTTATATGATAGTCCAACAATGATGAGATTTGTTGCAGCTAATGCTAAAAAGACGCACGGAGAACTTAAGAACCTTACTAAGTCACTTGGCTTTAAGAGTGGAGATAGTTTTAAGTCTGTCGCTAAGACATATCAAGATACATTAAACTATGCACAGTTTCAAGTGGCAAGTGGTGCATTTTCATATCAAGATGCTGTAAGAAATGCTGTAAGAACATTGACTGAAAGCGGATTAAGAACTGTTGATTATGAAAGTGGAGTATCTAATATGCTTGATGTAGCTGTTCGGCGTGCTACTCTTACAGGAATTAATCAGACGGTAGCTGAAATGACATTAATGCAGATGAAAGAGTCTGATAGTGAATTTGTAGAGGTTACGGCTCATATGGGGGCAAGACCTGACCATCAAACATGGCAAGGCAAAGTATATCATGTCGGTGGTGAAAAAGACGGATATCCTGATTTTGAAGAGTCTACAGGATATGGTACAGGTTCAGGGCTTTGCGGTTGGAATTGTCGTCATAGTTTTTCAGTTTTTTTTCCGGGTATTTCGGCAAGAAACTATACAGATGAACAACTTAAGAATATAGATCCTCCGCATATCGAATATGATGGCAAGACTTACACATATTACGAGGCTACTCAAAAGCAAAGACAGATTGAGCGTATGATAAGAAAGACGAAAAGAGAGCTTGTGGCTTTGGACAGTGCAGGTCTTAAATCTGATTTTACTGCTAAGTCTGTGAGATTAAGAAAACAAAAAGATTTATATGTTGATTTTAGTAAATCAGCTAAGTTAAAAACAAGGAATGAGCGCCATCAAGCGTACGGATTTAATAAGTCTGTGGGTAGTAAGAGCTCTTGGGCGAATAGGAAAAATATTGTTGATAATAATGCTGTTAAGGGGTATAATATAAATATAAATTTACAGTTGTTCTCCAATAAGGACTTACAAAAACAGACAACTAAGCAGATAGAAAAAGGTATTAAATCTTATAGAAAGCAAATTCATATACACAATGATAAAATAAATAATCCCCAAAAGTATGTTGAAGATTGGGATAAAATGGACAAATTAAATCGGGATGGATTAATTAGGCATTGGAATAGAGAAATAA